GGATCGCCAGCAGCGGTGTCGTTGTAAATCAACGCGCCGCGCGCCGTGATCGTGGCCGAGGTAAAGGTCAGGTCATCGAAGTCCGTGAACGCCGTGGTGCCGCTCGTCGTGGGCGTGACGTTGGTCAACGCACCGCCGCCCGCAGCGTAAGAGCCGGAGTTCGCAACCTCGTTCGTGGCCGTGTAGGCCGTGGTCGCAGCCGTAAACGAAGCACTGTTCGTGTACAGCGCCAGCTTAAATGTGTCCCCCGTCGAGGTCGTAAAGTTGTGCACAGCTTGCAGGATTTCCTGCTTGAAGGATGTGCAAAGAAAGTTGCCCGTAAAAGCCATGTCAAAGTCTCCTTATGAGTTCGGCCAATTCAGGATGGCCTGCGTCTGTCAGCGTATTATACACTGTTGTGCGGTCACTGCGAACCGTTTGTTTCATGTACTGCTCGACAACGACAGCGATCTGCTTTTGGAAAGCCACGGCTTGCTCCCGCAGTGCGGGGTGCGCGGTTTCCGAAACGCTGACAATCTTCTGGGCCGCCTGCTGCGCAAGCTCCTCAGTGCTAAATCCGCGGCCGCTGGTTGTTCGAACCCCCACGGCGCCGACGTCCATGAAACCCAAACTCATTGCTTCGCCCTAATCACTTGGCCAGTGCGAAACTGGTCCGTCGTTTCCTTGGCCTCACCCAGCAGCTTGATGCCGACAATGGACTCCTGCAAGCGCTTCTCGTAGCTTGCAAGGACGTCTTGTTCGCCCTTCATATAGATGTACGCCTCGATCAGAGACCCGTACAGCATGGCCATCGGAGCGTTAGTCGCCAGCCACGTCGTGCCCGAGTCAGCAAGCTCCGTGATGCTCTGCGGCCGGTACAGGTAATGCATCTCCATTGTGTAGATCGCATCCGGCGTCGGGGACAGCAGGAAGTAGTCCACGTCAAACTGGCCGTAGTACTTCGGTTCGCCGGTGGTCGACTGCGAGGGCGTGTACTCTTGCAGGAACGAGATGTCCTTGAAGTCCAAGAACTCTTTCGCGCCACCCACATCAGTGCGGATGCTCAGTGAGTACGGCGCCAAGAAGTCCGCAGGCACCGCCAGATACGGATTGCCGTTGTCGGTGAACGCCGTGGCGTTCTTACGGAACAGGCTCAGCTGCACCTGCTTGAGGATGCGCTCTTCGGCCTGCCTGATGAACAACGGGATATTGGTGACGAAACTGCTTTCGTCATTCTCCGTGTAATCTATGATGGCCTGCTTCAGCTGGCCGTATGTAAAGCTCATGTTGCCACCACCGTAACTTGACCGACCTTACCGAAAGCCTGGACGGGGAGCAACCCTGGCGCCTCCACCAACGGGACTCCTACAAAAACAAGCAACGGTTCCACAATATCGGGCCGCGGATCGCGGAGCGCCTGCGGATCAACCACTTTTCGACGCGGCTCCAGCTGGGGATGCTTCGGCTCCCATTCGTCAAAGCCTACCAACGCCCCCGTCCACTCTTTCTTCATTCGCGACAAAAGGTATCGAAACCCCGAGCGATCAGAAATGCCGTATGCGTTCTTGCCTGTTGCAAATTTTCCCATGATCACATTCCGCTGTAACCGAAACCGGGCTCAATCCGCAAAGACGCCCGATCACGGTCCTCGGACATCGCGCGCTCCATCTCTTCCTCGTAAACCGCTTTCAGCAGCTGCGTGCGTTGCGGCGACCGCTTCAAGGACAGGTAGTAAGCCAAGCCGGCCGCCAAGGCAGGGTAAAACCGAAACGGCATGTCCACAGTATTTGTCGCGCTTGACGCGTCATCCATCCGCACCAAACGGTCCAGAATAATGACGTCCGTGTTATTCTCCGGCGTGGGCCAAAGCTGCAAAACAGGGTTCGTGCTGCGCGCCACGAAAAACTGCGAAGGGCGCCCCTGGGTAGACTTGTTGGGGGTGTTCAAATCCGTGTCGCGGCTCACGCGGGCCATGGCAAAATCCGTCCCTGTCCGACGGACAACGGCGGAAAGCACGTCAATCGTTTCTGCGCCAAGGGCGTACTCGCGCGTCCCGACGATCAGGGGCACAGTGGTCCGCTGGATCGTCCACTGGTTCAGGCCACGATTGGCCCATTCTGCCAGCATCAGGTTCAGGGACCTCTTGGCGGTCTTCAGGTCATAGCCCGTCCGGACCTCCAAGCCGCAGCGCTCGAAAGCCTCTTCGATGTATTCGGTGACATCAAGCTCAAATACGGCAGTGCCGGAGAGGGTCATGGCTTACTTCCTAAATTTGGCCGTCTTCTTGGCGATCTTCTTGGGCTGCGCCACAAACTGCTTGCCCTTGCGCGTCCCTTCGCGTTTCGCGCGGGACGTTGCAGCGTATTCGGAAGGGCTGAGAGCGTCACGCGCCTTTTTTGGCAGGTAACGCTCGCCCGTTGCTTTCGAGCCCTGGGTGGACGGCTTTCCGGATTTTGTTCCCCAGTCAGCATCCCCCCAATCCTTCAGGCTTTTCTGCGGCTTTTTCACTTCTTATTCTTGGCGCCGCGCATCATCTTTTTCTTGGCCGCGCCGCCCTTTTTCATGCCCATGGGCATGTCGACCGCACCGCCGCCCATCATCTTTTTTGTGCCCATAGGCATGTCAACAGCACCGCCGCGCATCATTTTCTTTGCTGCGCCACCGCGCATCATCTTACGAGGTTTCATTGCCATGGTTCAGTCTCCGTTTGCGGTTGACGACGAGTGCTTCATACTCGTCTGGGGGATACACGTCATAATAGCCTAAAGGCTGCAGCCTGTCACTAGCGGCGACGACCTGCGCCAAATCCTGTACAAACAGCATTGCGTAGTCTTCAGAGACCTCGCTTTGCCACTCGTTGTCCGTCAGAAAGTCCAGCTCTGCGTCGTCCGCATCATAGTCAGGGTGGAACGTCATGCAGTGCAGCTGAGGGAACGCCGTGTTGAGTTCTTCGGACAGCGCGTGCAGCGCGCCCGCCTCGGGTAGATCGAACGTCGCAACGATCAGCAGTTCCTTGCCTTGGGCGCGGAACTCTTCGCAATGCTTGCGCGCATCGCTCATGATGTCGTCAGTCTCGACCACAAGGACCGCGTTATCCCGCCACGCCTTACGCGCGTAAGGACAGGGCGGCAAGCCGCGCAGGTGCTGATTCGGCACCTCGAGGACCTCACGGGACCAAGACCGCAGGTCCTGCTCAATCACGGTAGCCCCCGCCTTTAGCCGCGTACTGCTTGGCCAGCATCTGAGCCTTGCGGGCCGACCACTGCCCTGGGGCGCCGCCCTTGCCGCCAGACTTGATGCTGTTGAACAAGGACTTGCGCATGCTGGGCTTGGTGTAGTTGCCCGCCTCGTTGACCTTGGACTTCGCTTCGCCGCCCTTGGCCATCCGCTTTGCAGGAGGCTTGGCGACCTGTTGCTTCATATTTGATCTGGATATGGGCATATCAGCATTTCCACTTTTTTAACGACAGCGCCTTACGCGTCGGTTTCCCCTTGGCATCTTTCATCGGACCGGGCATTCCGCCCATCCTGGAGCAAAAGCTCTTCTTCCGGGCAGCGTCCTTCTTGTTCTTTGGGTTCGGCGCGGGTGGTTTGAGGTTCATGCCTTGCTTTTTGGCGGAAGCCCTTCCCTTGGCGTTGAGGCCGCCAGACGGGTCCTTGCCCTCTTTTCGCTGCCATGCGGAAGACTTTGCCATCACCGTATTCCTTGGTCAGGCCAGCTCAAAATGAGGTCCATCAATGAAGGGGCGTTTACCTTGGCTGCGGCGGAGGTCAACATACTCGTTCATAGCATCTTCCATCGTGCCGTCCCACTGGCAAATATCCGGGATGTGCCACGCAGCGCCCCAGCGCAGGACAGCGCCAGTCTCTACAGCGGCCTCTTTTATGGCGTCAGCGATGTCGTCGTACAGGTTCAGTTCCCACGAACCCCTGCTGCCAATGTAGGCCATTAGGTCAACGGCCTTGCCGTCTAGGTGCTTGGACCGCATGGTCTTGCTCGCACCTTTGTCGACCAGGACCCGCTGTTCCTCTATTGTACGGAGTCCGCAGATCACACCGAAATCAATCTTCGTGGTCAGGATCGCCAGCTTCACAGTTGCCACGAGCTGTTCGTCTACACCCTGCAGGTTGCTCATGCTGCGCTCTGAAAGTCTAAAG